AGCTCAACTTCAACCACCCGGTGAAGGAGCTTGTGTGGGTCTGCCAGCGTGACTCGTTCGTTGACTGCTCGCAGCCCGCGCCGACGTGGGTGGCTGAGGTCAACGGCTGCCAGCCGTTCAACTACTCCGACGACTTCTCGACGGAGGGTGTGATCATGGACGTGCTTGCCCGCGGCTCGCTGGGCGGCCAGGCGGGTGTCACGACGAACATCGGTGGCACTGCTGGCCTCGGCGTCCCGACCATCGGCGGTGCGGACGGTGGCCCGTATGTCCCCGGTCTGGGCATCGCGATCGGTCCCTCGCTGTCGGGTGCGTCGTGGCTGGACTCGAACCTCAACGCCTCGGGCAACGACCAGGCCTACCTGTTTGAGGACACGACCAACTACCTGCTGGCCAAGGTCATCCTCGACTCCGGCACGCGTTGCTCTGGCAAGTGCCCGATTGAGGTCGCCAAGCTGCAGCTCAACGGCCAGGACCGCTTCACGGAGCGTGAGGGACGTTACTTCACGTATGTGCAGCCGTACCAGCACCACAGCCGCACGCCGACGGCCCCGGGCATCTGCGTGTACTCCTTCGCCCTCAAGCCGGAGGAGCACCAGCCGTCCGGCACGTGCAACTTCTCGCGTATCGACAAGGCCACGCTCCAGCTCACGGTGTCCGTGAACACGGTGCGCGCCGGCCGCACGGCCCAGGTGCGCGTCTACGCCGTCAACTACAACGTGCTCCGCGTGATGAGCGGCATGGGTGGCCTGGCGTACAGCAACTAGAGACCTCCGCAGCAATCGAAAACCAAAACACAAAACCAAATGCAGGCATATACATGCCAGGATTGGGATTTGTACAAAAATGACGAGCACGGTAAGAGGGAATGGTCGATTCTGTAACAACCTTATTCGCAACATAGCCGTTAGTCTCATTGCAGAAAAACACGACCTATCGGTTGAGTATTCGTATCAATCGGATATGGATGCGATTGGACTCCAACTATTCTCCGGTACACATAGCTATCCCAATACGACTCTATTGACCGAAGATAACTACTTCCAGATACTAGAAGGCAACACGTTGCAGTGTAATCTAGACCCAAACTGGAACTTCTTCCAGAAGAACGACACCATGACGCTTGTTCGCACATACCTGAACACTCGTGTTAAAGAGTCCATTACGAGTAAGAATCCGTTCAACAGTCGGTACGCGACGAACAACGATGCCTTCGTACACGTCCGGTTGGGCGATACCAAACACTCTAACCCTGGATTGACATATTACCTCAAAGCACTCTCGATGAATACGTTTGATACTCTTTATATCGCAACGGACGACTTTGACGATGATGTCATTAAAGGCTTAGTCGACGCGTACCCAGCTGCGAAACTGCTTCGCACGGCCGAAGTCGAAACGATCCAATTTGGAAGTACATGTAAATATGTCATTCTGTCACACGGTTCATTTTCAGCGGTGATTGGAATGTTATCATTTTGGTCCAGTGTAATGTATCCTCCGCATCGGGAAGGGCATATTTGGTATGAACGAACGATGTTTGACGATACCCCCGAATGGAGAGTGGTTCAGACATAGGTCGACAACTTTGCTTTGATATCGCGAAGATGATTACGCTCGCTCGCGGACTTGAACGTTTCCACACGGCTCATGTCAACAAGCATGGGATGCACGTACCAATCTTCGAACGGACCACCACCGCCGTCTACGTCCTTGAATACACAGACGTACCCTCGATTGGCAAAGATCTCACGTGAGATCTTTTGAGTGTCGAAATAATTACCGCGGTACACGTCATGCTCAAACGTAACCGTTGCGAATGTGTACGTGTCAAAAACAGTCTGGTCTAACCGGATCAGCGTATCGAGAGTTGACCGGTTATCCACGTCAAGATCAATCTGCAGATAATCAATTGAAGCCGGCATATCTGCTTTCCGAAGTTCGGCTACATAGTCGATCTTGGTTGCGTCCTGCATTACATAGTGCGACCTCGGCCGTTTCGCAGTGTAAGACATCAGATACGATTGGTCGTACTCGACCATCACACCCCTCCACCCAAACTCAGACTCAAGCACGAATGTGTTGTTAATCGTTACCGGGTCGTTAGAACCTATCTCCAAGAATGTGCCATCCTGCTTCTTATTCAGCGTAGCGACAACAAACAGATCCTGTGCACACTGACTGTTGAAAGAAGGCATTTGCTATATTGCCGTATACGTTGAACGCATTTAAGTGAATAGAGACAGGTTATGCAAGTAATAATGTCTGCCCCACTTCGTGTGTTTGTCAACGGGTTCTGGGATGGATTCGTTGAGAGAACCAACGGCGTACACTTCGGATTCTTCGACCACGTTCTATCCAATGCGTTGAAACAAGGTGTTGTCGTTACACCGTCCATCGAGGACGCGGATGTCCTGCTCGAGAGCCATTTCGGCCCATCTGCTCTCAAATCAAAGCGGTGGGGTTACAGTATCTTCTTCTCGGGGGAAGCGTCTATTCCATTGCCCGAACATATTGGCCAGTATTCCCTTATCTTGGGCAACCATTCCCATGTAAGCTGTCCTCTGTATCTGCCATACGACTACTGCAAACCATGCAAGTATCCTACTGGCATTACTACCGTTCCTCCGAAGAAGGTGTGTGCGATCATGTCATCTGACGGCGGTCCCTCTCAGTTCCGCAATCAGTTTATAGATGAATTGTTGAGTCGCGGCATACACGTTGATATGGGTGGTAAGCACCGGAACAACATTGGATACACTGTGCCTGGTTCCTACGATGAACAACCTATACTAGATTTCCAGCGGCAATACCGAGTCGTCCTCGCACTCGAGAATACACTGGGGGATCATTACATTACGGAGAAAGTGGTGAACCCGCTTCGGGCGGGGACCATCCCGGTATATTATGGATCGAGACTGGTAACCAACTACATCAATCCATCCCGGTTCGTTCGTATTGACCCAGACAACATTGATGTGTCGATATCGGAGATTCAGAGATTATGTAACGACGACGAGTACTGGCTACGAATGGCGAACCAGCCATGTTTTGTTAAGACGACCGACGAGTTCATTGAAGAGGTGATTGCGTCTACTCGTGCTGTATTGACGACAACCGATTACGGTGTTGAAATTATTGGTGATCTAACCCGAGAGCCGGAACGAACAGAGACAATTAGGCCGATCATGGATTTCTATGGAAAGACTCCGTCGGTTACGTGCTACGGGGAAGAAGGTATGTCTCATCCGCTCTTTGTAAAGTTTGATCATCGAAAGAAGATGAACGGAATCAGTCTGGCGATTAATCATCTAGCCTTGTTGGAGAAGTACGCAACTTCAAACCGATATGTTGTTATCTTCGAAAGTGATGCCATACCGATGCATCCTATGGATGTCATAGATACCGAAATCCGGAAGGACATCGAAACTATGCGTAAGAAGCGTATAGACTTCGCGTTCATTGGGTTTGGGTGTTTCGGACCCCTGACGCAAGATCAGAAGCAGCCTCATAAGAAACTCAGTGACACATTGTGGCTCCCTCCAATTACAGAGTATTCAAACGGTTCTTCGAGATGCACGGAATCATACATAGCATCTCCGAATGGCATTCGCTCATTTCTTGAGTGGTTTAAAGCACGTGTTAATCACGATGTCATCGATTGGGCGTTTAATCACTACTTTAAGCAGACCCCGTCGGCTATCGGTTGCTGGCGAAGTCCGGAACTCTTTAAACAGGGATCGCAGTGTGGATTATACCCAAGCCTTGTTCCCATTTAGTTCAACCCACTCGTATCCGCAATGTCCAGCGAAATGAACGAAGTAGTTCAATGCAAAGAACTCGGAGATGGTTAGCCGAGGGTTGTCTGCCATTGCCACAGCCAGAATCGCATTGAACTCATTGGGGAGAACGGATATCATCTTTCGTCGTTGTAGTTCATAGTTTGTAGTTGTCTGTTCGAAGTGAAACCCGCGGGGGTGACCGACGTTTTTACGGGCGTAGTTCGAGAAGATAGATTCGCATAAGTCCCGATGCTTAGGTTGAAAGACCATAAGCCCGCCGTTGAATACATGAGTTGTCTCAAACTGATATCCACACAAGCCGTGGTACTTGGTTGCTGAATCCTCCCACCCGTTCTTGCGTTGAACTGCAATGCGTCTCTCTGGCGTTGGCTGCGAATACTCGTCAACCATCCCGATCTTGTCGCCTAGACTATGAAAGGGTAATGCGGGTGCCTGTGAGTGTATGAGGATGTCTGCATCAATATAGACGATAAAGTCATACATGCTCGACCATTCTTGCGAGCAGAGTTTATACTTGTGAAAGCAGAGTGTGTCCGGATGCGTTAGTTCGGAAAGGTACGTAGTTATAACCCTGAAATCATACCCGTGGCGCTCGGCATATGCCTTCTGGCTTTTCATGAAGAGCCGCGTATACTCTTCGATGTACTTCTCGCCAATCGCGATCACACATAACGTGACACGCATTTAGATATCAATCATTGGTATGAGTAAATGAGTATTAGCGTATGCATTCCGACCATGCGCCGGTTCTCGTTTCTGAAGGAGTCAATCCCCAAGTATCTTGGGAATCCACATGTAACCGAAGTAGTCGTCACAGACGAAACAGGAGAAGACTACGCTGCAATCACAGAGGCCTTTTCGCATCCGAAACTTCGCGTCTACCAGAACGAGCGCCGGCTGGGCTCTGTCGAGAACAAGCAACGTGCCGCATCCTACGCGACATCGGACTTTATCGCCATCATCGATAGCGATAACTTCGCAGACGTCCAATACTTCGAGGCATTCAAGCACTACGTATCCAGACACGAAGTAACCGACACAATGGTGTTTCTCCCATCTGCTGCGAAGCCGAACTTTTACTATACCCAGTTTATCGGGCGTGTGCTGAATAAGCACACGGTCCGTCAGTATTGGCCGGAAATCGAGACATGCCTGAATACGATGAATATGATGATCTCGCGCAAATTCCTTGCGACGTTTAACATCATGTCCGATAAGCCGATATGTGACCGCACGAGCGGGGCGTGGGATGCTCTCTATTTTTCCCTCTACGCTCTCTTCCATATGAATGCAACGCTCGTCGTTGTTCCGGGCATGGAATACGAACATCGCATACACGATGGTTCGTGGTTCATGGAGACGGAGGGAAGGAGTAAACACGTATACGAGACCCTTGTGCGGCGTTACTTACAGGTTGGAATCAGACATCTAATGTAAATGGACCTTCTCACGTGGCAGACACAACCCAAGAACTCGGCATCGTTGATCATCCAAGCGTCCTCGACGAACGAGGACGATGCGTGGATGCCGTTTCCGATTGGCATGGGATATCGCTATCGGCAGTTTCATCCAGGGTCTCACTCCCAGACGGTGTTGTGTGCAATGAACCAGTACACAGATACACGCCGCCGCCCCTCGGGTCGGAATCGTCGGACTATCTTGGCAACGTTGCAGGCGAACGGGATACAGAATACACCTCTTTCGCCCGATGTGTACTTTGATACGCTTCCGTCGTACAAGTTTGTCATCTCGCCAGAGGGAAACGGGATCGACTGTCATCGCCATTACGAAGCCCTGCTTGCTGGATGTATCCCTGTCATTGAACGCAATCCGGCAATTGAGGAGAAGTATAAGGGGTGTCCCATTCTGTACACCAATGACTATTCTGAGATCACGCCGACGTATCTCGAATTGAAATACGAAGAGATGAAGACGCAGA